CGTCGATGGCGGTGGCGCCCTCGGGGATCTGCGTACCGCCGGCGTTGTAGTCGGTGGTGGCGATCAGCGGCGCGCTGGCCTCGGGGTCATCGACCAGCGGGGCGGTGGCGTCGGGGTCGGGGACCAGGGGCTGCTCGGCCGCCGGATCGTCGATGAAGGGTCGGTCGGCCTCGCTCTCCCCCTCGCCTTGGGTCCAGGCCGGGTCGGGGATCATCGGCGCCGTCCAACTTGGGTCGAGGATCATCGGAGCCGTCCAGGCCGGGTCGGACACCTGGGGTGCCGTCCAGCTCGGGTCGGGGATCTGCGTGAAATAGGCGCCGTGCACCGCCTCGTCATAGAAAGCGGCGGCGCGGCCGTTGGCGTCGAGGGTGACGTACTTGGGCATGGAATGAGTTCCTTCTCTAAGGGGGAGTCAGTGGCCGATGGCGATCCAGCGGGCAGTGCCACCGTCTGGGGAGGGCCTTGGGTCGCTGCCGGGAAACCAGAACATGAACTCGACCTCGACCGGCCCGGCGTTTCTCCAGGAGACAGCGCGCAGCCCATTTTTGACAAAGGTGTCGGTGATGGTGGTCGCAGTGATCGAGAGCACGTCAGTGGGAAATTTCATTGGAAATTTCACAGTGACTGGCGTGGTGCCGGGGTGCGTCACCTCGCCCCATTGGATCATGAAGCCGTTGTTGAGCAGGAGGTAGCCGTTTGTGCCAAAGTCGTTTCCCGCATCGGTCAACACCGGCTGGCCGTCGACGAAGAGGGCCTCGGCGTTGAGCGTGCCGGCACCCATGGCGCCACCGGCGGGACCGGGCGGACCGCTGAGGACCACGACGCTGCCGTCATTCTCGATAAATGTGCGCTCCGTGCCGCCAACGATGAAGCGAATGCGACCATTCACCGCGTCGTTGCGGATGGTGAGATATTCATTCAGCGCGTTGGGAAAGCCAATCAGGCCGACTCGGCTATCGTTTGGGCCTTTATAGAATTCCACATGAGCGACGACCTCGGCGTCGGTGGTGGCGCTGCTATCGGACAGGCGCACCACCGCGCTCGGCCTGACGACGTGCAGGTCCTGCAGCGGGTTGGTGGTGCCGAGGCCGAGCAGCCCGGAGCCGTTAAGGAACATCCTGGCCGCGCCGTTCGTGGCCCATTGATGCGAGATTGCGCCGTTCACATCCTTCGCCATGAGGTAGTCATTGGAGACGAAGGAGCCATCATCTTTCTGTGTCTGAATAATAAAGAGGTTGTTGTTCTGGCCGATTCGCGCCCGATTGAAGTCGAGATCGCTGTTGCTATCTTCGAATATCGCACTCGGGAAGCCCTTTAAGATCGTCAGCGGACCCGTCATGGTGTCGCCGGTCTTCTTGACGAAGTCGTTTAGATCGATTGCTAGCGCGGCGATGGCCGCCGCGAGGCCGGCGGGGGTGACGGCGCGCACCGTGTCGGTGCCGGCCGATGCCTCGGTGTTGGTCGCCAGCTCGACGATGCCTCGCTTCGTCGTCGTGGCGTTGGGCACCGCTGGAATGGCCGCGATGGCGTCGGTGATGAACTTTGCGATGGCCTGTGTGAGCTGGGTCAGGTCGGCGCTGTCGGGGGTCAGGCCCGCGCCTTCGATGACCGCGACGATCTCGCGCTGGTCATGCTCGATGGAGGCGGCGGGGACGATCGAGCCCTCGATGCCGGCGGCGGGATTGCCGTCGATGTAAGGGGTATCGGGGGCCTCGCCCAGGGGGGGTACGTATTTCATGTCAACAGTCTCCCTCGTAACCAATGATGAGGATTGAATGGGCGGGCGCGAGACGCCGGAGGAAACACTCCAGCTCCGTCGCCCGGATGAAGTCGAGCAGGCGGTCGCCGGCCCGGTTGCGCCCGGTCTTGAAGCGGACCGCGCGGTTGCCCTTGATCAGGAGGCGCCATTGAAAGCGCACCTCGTGCGGGCCGTTCAGTTGGTCGCCAACACGTGAGATGCCGGCGATGAAGGGCCGGAACTCGATCACCATGACCTCCAGGCCGAGGCACTCGGCGAGCGCCACGAAGAAGGCCGGCGACTGGCCCAGCTTGTCGGTGAGGCGCAGCACCAGGGCGGCGCGGCGTTCGTCCTCGGTCTCGGCGCCTTGCGAACAGGCGTCGGGCAGGCCGGCGACACGCTCCCAATCGGGCAGCATCTCGTCGGTGGTGCGCGGGTCGGCCTCGCCGATCAGCTCCCAGGCGCGGGCCTCGACGCGCGCCAGCTCGTCGGCCGGGGCGCGCAGGAAGGAGGTCAACGTGGCCTCCAGGTCGCGCGGCCAGGCGGTGCCCGGGGGCAACAGTTGCTGTAGCTGTTTCAGATAGTCCTCGGGCGTGCGCGGCTGGGGCGCGGCCTGAAGGGGCGGGGGGACCAGGGGCTTGACCATGACCGGCTCAGCTCCAGGTCACGCCGCCGAAGGTGGCGATCTCGCCCACGCCATGCGCCACGTTGGCGGTCGGGTCCAGCAGGCGGTGGTCGAACTCCCCGGCGGCGATCGAGATGGCCTCGCGGACGTGGCTGATCAGCAGCGCGCCGGCGGGCACCGCCTCGCGGCGGATCAGATCGGCAAGCTCGGCCGCCACCGCGTCACGCACGGCCTGGGTGGCCGGCACCAGGCCCTGGATCTGAAAGGTCAGCGGCACGGCGATGGGCGCGGCGACGAAGAGCTCGGCGGTGACAGGGCGCAAGGGGTAGACGTGGTCGAAGACCGCCTGTTCGTCGGCCGCCTGGGGGATGCCATCGGGGTAGGTGTCGTCCATCATGAAGCGGACGGTGACCGAGCCCTCGCCCATCTCGCGTGACGAGACCCAGGCGCGGGTCACCCCCGGCACCTCCAGCGCCCAGCGCTCGTAGTCGAAGGCGGCCCCGCCGGCCGGCGGCATCTGGATGCGGTCGAGCAGGCGCCGGCGCAGGGAGTCGTCGTCCTCCTCGTCGGCGCCGCCCGTGAGGCCGTCCACGCCGGCGGTGACGGCGCTATCGACGCCCTCCACCGGGGCGGCGAGCGAGAGGCTCCGGCCCTCCTCGATGTTGCCGTCGCGGCCTGGTAGGAGGGCGCGGGCGGTCGCGATCGCCGTGCCGCCGGCGTCGAGCGTCACCGGGGCGATGGTCTCGTAGACGATGGCCGTGGAGAAGCGCGCTTGCGTGCCGGCCGGTACGTTCACGCCGGCCTGTCCGGTGAAGACCACGGGCCCCTCGGCGAAGGAGGCGGCCTTGCGCGGCACGCCCCACACGCCGGCCCAGCGTTCCAGGAACTCGGTCTCGGCGGTGTCGATCATCACCTGCCGGGCGATGAAGGAGAGGAAGTCGTAAAGGCCGTGCACGGCGCCGGAATGAGCGCGCGCGATGACCGAAAGGCCGGAGCGGCGCAGGCGCGCGTCGGCGCCTTCCAGCCGGGTCTCGAAGTCGGCCTCGGCGCGTAGGATCAGCTCGGAGAGCTGTGGGCGTGAAAAGGGCATGGGATCAGGTCTCCCGCCAGGTGGTGGAAAAACGGAATTCGACCGCGTCGCCGGGCGGCCGGGTGATGGTGACCAACAGGGCGAGCAGTCCCGGCCGGTCGAAGCTGGTCTCGATCTCGACGTCTTGGGCGATGCCGTCGTCGATCAGCCATTGCAGGGCCTCGGCGGCGTACTCGCGCGCCCGGTTCAGGACCTCCTGGACCTGCTTCTCGCGCGACAGCAGCCACAGGCGCGAGCCGATGCGGTCGCCGTCCATGGGCACGCCGCCCACCGTCGGCGGGGCGAGGTCGCCCCACCAGCCGCGCCGGTCGCCGCCGGCCCCATCGGGCAGGCGGTCGTCGGGCTCGGCCCGGCGGTCGGTAAAGAGCGAGATCACCACGGCCGAGCGCAGGCCGGCGTCGAGCGAAAGCTCGCCCGCCTCCAGCCCGAAGTCGGCGGTCATGGTCGCCTCGCTGTAGAAAAAGGCGATGTCGGTCATTTGGGATCATCCATTTCGATGCAGTCGTTGCGTACCTCGATCCAGCTCCGGCCATTGCCTGAGCGGATCTCCACCGCGCCGTCGTCGCGCAGCTTGACGAAGTTGCCGGCGGCGGCCACCAGGTCGATGGCGCCGCTGGGGCGGATCTCGATGCGCCCGCCGCCGCCGCCGACGATCTCCACCGCGCCGTCGTCGCGCAGGTGGACCCGCTGGCCGAACTTGGCGTAGAGCTGGACCTCGCCTTGCCTCAGGTTGCGCGGGCGGTGGCGGCGGTCGTCGATGACCGCGATCACCGGGTGCGAGCGGTGGCCGCCGACGGCGAGCAGCAGGCATTCGGCCCCCGGCTGGGCGTGGGAGGTGAGGCCATAGGGCTGATAGCGCTCGGCCCCGTCGATCAGCTCGTCGGCCAGCGCCGTCACCTGCACGGTCTGCTGGCCCGGCGCGTCGTCGGTGTTGGTGAGCAGCGCTTTGCCGATCATCAAGAGGACGCGGCGGCGCAGGGGATCGGTTAGCTTGCGAACGATGGTCATAAGGTCTCTCATCCGCCCGGCTCCTGATCGATGAGGTCGGGCAGAGGGTTGGGCGCGAAGGCCGCCTCGCTGCGCAGCTCCAGGCGCGTGTGCGGTCCTGTCTTGTCGGAGACGGTGAACTCGACCTTGGCGACGATCATTCGCGCCGCCTCGGTGAGGCCCATGAAGGGATCGGAGTAGGCGACACTCGCACCCGGCGCCCACAGCCGGCCGTCGCGCCGCCAATCGCGTAGGGTCACGGCAACGGAGCGGGCACGCCCGGCGCGGATCGTGGCTTCCCACTTGGCGCGCTGGGCAAGGATCTCGGCGT